ACAAAAGCCAGATCTTCCCGATGTATTTCCTGCAAGTCAAGCTCCTATCCCACCGATTAAACCAGAAGTTAAACAGCGAGAAGCAATCAACGAATTTATAAGACGTGAACGACAAAAGAAAGCAGATGGTGGTATGTTAGTGCAACCAGGTTTTGGTGGCACGAGGCAGGGGTATGCTGTGTCTAAAACAGATAATAATAAATACAGAGTAACAGGTGAAAGAGGGGGTGTTACTTATAGCGATTGGGCAAGAGAAAATGATGTGCCTATACGTTTTTCTAATAAAAAAGAAGCTGAAGCAGCTCAAAAAAAATTTTATAAATCAGTTCCTACAAAAGGTTCTATTACAAAAGAAGCTTGGACAAATGAGATGACCTCTTTGACTGAGAAGTTTAACAAAATGGTATTGAAGGATTTTGAAAAAGAAAACATGTCAAAAACTCCTAAGTTTGCAACTTGGTTAAAAAGTCAAAAATTAAAAAATGCAGGTGTTAAATTTTTTGAAACTCAAGCACCAAGTTTTGGTGTCATAAACGTTGGTAACAAAAAATTTGAATTAGCAGATATATTAATCAACAGAGCTAACAATAGTTTAAAACACACAGAATGGATGGACATTCAAAAAAAAGTAAGTCCTAGTAAAGCCATAGATACAAATACTTGGAGAAGCTATATTGATAGACTTGATACAAAACCAGATAAAGCAAACAAAGCTTTTGATTATTTATTAGATAATGATGTTCAACTAAAACTTCCTAAAAATTTAAGTAAAACAATGGCAGCGGAAGGAAGCCTTTTAAGAAAAGTAATTTCTGACATCACAGGTTTAAAAAGCAGTAAAGCCATACGTGCTGGTCTAAACATGAACGATGCTTACAATAAAAATATAGATCAGATAAAATTTGCTAACCAAGGTAATTTATGGACACAAGGTGAAGGCAGAACTTTAAGTGAAATTTTAGAAAACGCTGATTATAGAATGAAAGGAAATATTTCCTGGACTTCTGATATTAAATTATCAAACAGAGCTAACAAAAATGTATTTGACTATGCACTTAGAAATTTTAACTATCATCAATTAAATAAAACAGGTGAAGGTACGATACAATTTTACGATAAAAAAACTAATAAACCTATTGACTGGAATACTCTTCCTAAAAACAAAAATGGTTTTAGGGTTTTAAAACCAAACAGCGTTTACTTTATAGATGCTAATGATCCTAACAAAACTAAATGGGACATGACATCTATTGATGCAGATAATTTAAAATGGTCTAAAGGAAAAGGTTCATCAGGATTATTTGATGAAGTGTTTCAAGCAAAAGACATTTACGATAATTTACTTGCTACTAAAGTTGAAGATCCACGTAACCCAAAAAATAAAATTAGTTTTGGTAAACTAATGTCAGAAGTATATCAAACAGGATTTGATAATTTTGGTAATCCATATTCTGTAGAACATTCAGACGGTGTTGCAAACAATCCTTTTAAAAATTTAAGGATTGCGTCACAAAGAATTAACTCTGCATTGTCTGCATTGAATAGAGATACTACATTAAATAAATTTACCAAAGACGGAATACTTAAAGTTTTAAAAGAAGGAACTTTTGATCCTAATCAAAAAAATGTTATAGATACGATTATTAAAGGCACTGCACCTATAAGAGAAGATGTTTTAGTTCAAGGCACAAAGTTTGATCAAAGCGAACTAGACATAGCAAAACAAAAGTTTTTAACAAACTTAGACAAAAATAAATTTAAAAGAGTTTCAAAAGTTTTAGTTAACGCTGCAATAGATGGTGGTTTCGGCGAAGCTGTTCAAAAAATTTGTATGCGAAGAAAAGCTAAGAAAGGCGGTAGAATGTTTTTTGCCGAAGGTCCTGGTTGCCCTGCAGCGGATCAAGATCCAAAAGGATTTTTAAAAAGTGTATCTGACAATCCTCAACTTGCTAAATTTTTTAAATCTAGTCCAGGTCAAAAAGCTGTATCTTTAGCTGCAAGAGTGACAGGTAATATTTTAAATCCATCAACATTGATTGGTGGAGAGGTGGCTTTTGTTTTAGGAGATGCTTTAAATAATTATGCTTCTGGTTTAGATTTAGCAGAGTCTTTTGATAGAGCTTTTATATTTGCAGATTTTGGAAAGTTTGAAGAAAATTTAATAAACAAAGCAAAAGAGTTAGGATATGATGATAATCAATTAAATCTTTTACAACAAACAATAGATATAAATAAATTAGAGAACCGAAGAAAAAAATTAGAGTATGGGTTAGATGTTGAAAAACAAGATCCCAGTGGTTTGACTTCAGATGCAACAATGGGTTTTGAAAATCGTTTGGTTAACACGAATAAAAACTTAGACAACTCTGTTATTAATTATTTTAACACTTTAAATAAAATGGGATTTGATATCGACAAAGCAGCAGATCAAGATACAGGTTTTACATATCTAGACAATGTATTTAAAAAACAAACTCAAGATCAATTATTAAAAACTTTTGATAAAAGAAAAAGACAAGTAGATCCAACACAAACGCCTTTTGGTGCTTTTATAAGTCCTGTTTTTGATTTAGGATCTTATACTCAACCTTTAAAATTTGCAGCCGATATATTTAATCCTTTTACAAAAGATGTGCCTTTTTTATCTGAACGTCAACAAGAGGCTAAAAAATTAAGAGAAATGAGTGAGGAAGAATTAGATGCTTATAATAAAGCAAGAGGCTTTACGATAGAAGATATACAACAAGGCACAGCTCCACAGATAAGACCAGTAATGGATTATTTAGGCACAGATGTAACAGGACAGGGATTTGGAACTCAGTTTTTAGCAGGCGGTGGTATAGCTAAAATAGCAGGCGTAGATCAAGGACCACCACCCGAATCAGGACCAAACTCACAAGGGTTGCCAGGTCTATTAAAACGTGTTAAGAATAGATAGGAGTATATATGGCAGAAATAGATAAAGGACTCCCGAACACTAGAACTAAATTAGATATCCCTTCAGAAGAAGAGATAGCAGAAGAAGTTGCCGTTCAGGAACCAGAAAAAGGACCAATAGAAGTTATACCAGAAGAAGATGGTGGTGTAACATTAGACTTTGAACCAGGATCTATAAATGTCCCTGGAACAGAATCACATTTTGATAACTTAGCAGATCTTTTACCTGATGATGTATTAGAGCCAATCGGAAACGAGATGACTCAAAACTACATGGACTACAAAGGTTCAAGAAAAGAATGGGAACAAGGTTATATACAAGGTTTAGATCTTTTAGGGTTTAAATACGAGAATAGAACTGAACCATTTCAAGGAGCTTCAGGTGCAACACATCCTGTAATGGCGGAAGCTGTTACACAGTTTCAAGCTCAAGCCTATAAAGAATTATTACCAGTTGATGGACCGGTGAGAACACAAATCATTGGCACAAAAAATCCTGCAACCGAACAACAGGCAACACGTGTTAAAGATTTTATGAATTATTTAATTATGGATCAAATGAAAGAGTACGAAGCAGAGTTTGATTCTATGTTGTTTCATTTACCATTAGCTGGATCAACATTTAAAAAAGTTTACTATGATGTACCACTTGGTAGAGCAGTCTCTAAGTTTGTACCAGCAGATGAATTAATTGTTCCGTATACGGCTACCTCATTAGACGATGCGGAAGCAATTATTCATACAATAAAAATATCTGAAAACGAATTAAGAAAACAACAAGTTAATGGTTTCTATAGAGATGTTGAGTTAGGACCACCAGGCACAGATTCAAATGATGAACTTGCAAAGAAAGAACGTTCTCTTGAAGGCAGTAAAAAAACTGGAAAAAATGAACCTGTTTATACTTTGTTAGAGTGTCATGTTAATTTAGACTTAGAAGGTTTTGAAGAGGTCGGTGCAGATGGACAACCGACTGGAATAAAATTACCTTACATCGTAACTGTTGAGGAAGGTAATAGGAAAGTTCTTTCTATTAGAAGGAACTATGCGCCCAATGATCTAAAGAAAAATAAAATCCAATATTTTGTCCACTTTAAGTTTCTGCCAGGACTAGGATTTTATGGCTTTGGACTCATTCACATGATTGGCGGATTGAGCCGTACGGCAACGGCGGCTCTCCGTCAATTATTAGACGCGGGTACCCTATCAAACTTACCAGCAGGATTTAAACAAAGAGGTGTAAGAGTTAGAGATGAAGCAGCTCCAATACAACCAGGTGAATTTAAAGATGTAGATGCACCGGGTGGTAACTTACGTGATGCGTTCTTTCCATTACCATACAAAGAACCATCTCAAACTTTATTAAATTTATTGGGTATAGTAGTTCAAGCTGGACAAAGATTTGCAGCGATCGCTGATATGCAAGTGGGAGATAGTAATCAACAAGCTGCAGTTGGAACTACAATTGCTCTTCTTGAAAGAGGTTCAAGAGTAATGTCTGCAATACACAAAAGATGTTATGCAGCTATGAAAAAAGAATTTAAACTTCTTGCAAAAGTTGTATCGCAATATTTACCACCAGAATATCCATACGATGTTGTTGGTGGCGCAAGAAATGTAAAACAAGCTGACTTTGATGATAGAGTAGATGTGATACCAGTTGCAGATCCAAATATATTTTCTATGTCACAGAGAATAACACTTGCACAGACACAATTACAAATAGCAACATCAAATCCACAGCTACACAACATGTATCAAATATACAGAAACATGTACGAAGCAATCGGTGTTAAAAATGTAGATGCGGTTTTACCACCACCAGCGCCAACAGCGCCAATGGACCCAAGTATGGAACACATAAATGCATTAACTGGTAAACCTTTTCAAGCTTTTCCTGGTCAAGACCATAGAGCACACATTACAGCTCACTTAAATTTTATGTCGACTAATATTGTTAGAAATAATCCTGCAGTTATGGCTGCAATACAAAAAAATATTTTAGAACATATTAGTTTGATGGCACAAGAACAGGTACAATTAGAGTTTAGAGAGCAAATGCAACAGATGTTACAGATGCAACAGATGGCAGCAACAGATCCAAGAATACAAGCACAGCTTCAAGCGCTTACAAATCAGGTTGAAGCTAGAAAATCTGTGTTAATTGCAGAAATGACAGAGGAATATATGAAAGAAGAGAAACAAATTACATCACAATTTGATAATGATCCTCTTTTAAAATTAAAATCACGTGAAGTTGACCTTCGTGCGATGGAAAATGAGCGAAAAAGAGACAATGATGAGGCTC